GCCTGGATCAAGTTTTAAAAGCCTGTTAACATCTTTTAAATTGCGCTGCGTGGTTGACAGCTGTTTATCAACGCTCTTTAGCGCGTCATTTAGTTTTGTGGCATTACCGTCAATTTCAATGGTGATACCTTTTACTCTATTGCTAGCCATCTTTCACCACCTAGAATTTATTAAAATCCTCTTGCGTTGCAAGCTGTTTATATTTATAGCTATCGTTCCCGGCTTCCGTCAGAATGTCATAGACCTGCCATATATCAAGAAAGTCCAGATCGACTATGCTTAAGCCAATCTGGACCGCTCGAAGTAAATATAATGCTGTTGTTATTTGTCGTTCTGTGGGCCGGGATTTACTTTTGGGTTTACAGCTGTTTTTGTGGATTCAAAAGCAAACGTCACTATGTCGTTTGATGCTTCAATCAAATCGCCGTTTGAAAACTGCTCCAGAAAATCGATAAAATCATCAAAGCACAACTTGCCCATATCTTTTTTAACGGCTGAAGCATTGGCAATATACAGGATTTTTCCGCCCAGCTCAAAAATCTTGTTGTATTCAAGGTCTTTGCCAATAAAGCCTAAAAAATCCTCATGAAAAACCTGCTGATACCGGTACGGCAAAGCAGCTGTAATGTTCGCCGGTACTTCTACGTTCCCAATAGTAAAAACCTTATACATTTACGTCACCGCCTTATCACGGCTTTGCAGCTGTTGGAAGTGTGACGGTTTCAAAGAAGGTATCGTATTTGGAATCACCTTCATAGCATCTGGCCTTCACAACATCCTTATCAAGTGCTGCAATATGGATAGCACCTGCGGTAAACTGCAGTGATTCAGTTGCCGGTGTGATCTCTTTGGCTTCTGTGGTCTGTCCTGCGACAGATGGCCTTGTGGCTGTACACTTGTACAGAACATGTCTTGTGTTGTTTACATCACCTTCAAACTGGAACATGAAAGCAAAGTAATTTGATGTTCCTGTGACCTCTTCAACGTGCAGGTCATTTGTATCAACATACTCACCAAGTGCATACTCCCTAAACGAATCCGGCACTAAGGCAGATTCAAAATCACCCTGGTAGCCGTTGTTTGATGCAGCTGTCCAGTAATCCATGTTGTCAGCCCTAAAGATAGTTACATTACCCTGTGCATCCATCGACAGGCTCACGGAACCGGGCCACGCCTCCGGGGTCTCATATGTTGCAGTGCCATCGGCTGCAACAGTGCATTTTGCCCAGTGGGCATTTTTAAGGCCATATTTAATTTTGTTCGGCATAAATAACAACCTCCGTGTTGTAAGTGTGCATATACATTCGTTCACTATCCAGATAGGTTTCATTGTCGGTATAAGGCAGTTCATAAGACTGTAAAATACCTTCAAGCCGATGTTCAAGTGCAAAATCCTTGTTATCGGTATAAAGTTCTATCTGAAGTTTTTTGATCTTCTGATAATTCTTGTTATCAGCTATCACATCGTTTGATTCGGGAAAGATGAAACAGATAAACGGCGGTGCCTGTGCCGTTTCCGTAAAATGGTCATAAGCAAAGGGAAGGCCGACTGTTTCAATCATCGTTGCAACTTCTTCGTAAGTCATTCGAATCCCCTTTCTAGCTTGTCAACCATCCTGTTTACCACCTCATCTTGCGCCCAATCATTTACTTCTGCTATATGAGGATGTGCCGGTGTATCTGGGTAAACCCTGCCTGTGCCGTTTCTGGTGGCGTGTCCATGCTCTAAGAGGTGGGCTATTTGATACGTTCCCGATTTACCATATACGGTCGCAGAAACGCGTAAACGGCCTTTTTCAAGCCTTCTTGCCCATCCCTTGGCATATTTACCGTTACCAAATTCAGCCCGTGCATTTGCCCTTAAACGCTTCACGGCTTCTTTGCTTACCTCATCCGCTGATTCTGTCATTGCTTCAATGACATCGGCGTTGTAATCCTGTAAGTATTTATCAACAACCTCTTTAAAGTTGAAAGTAGAAGAGTTAACAACCATTAGTGCCACCCTTCCTTTCGGTATATAACTCTAAACGGTCATTTTTGCCGTGATAGGTTCTGTAAATGGCGTATGACTGGTTATTATATATCAACGTTTTTTCGCCGTTATAATCCCCGAAAAAGACCGTAAAACGAAATTCGGGATTCAGCCCATTCCGACCGCCTTCAAAAAATTCAGAAGCAGAAACAGAACCAACTTGACAGAAGATTTCACGCTGTGTTTTTTCCTCACGCCATACGCCATACACATCTTGACTTTTGGTGACCCCTACAAGGGTGATTACGTCTGATCTATCCATGTTGTGTACCCCGTACAGGTCGAAAGCTGTGCTTTCTGTTCATCGTATGATGCTTTCAAACGGTCGAAGTCATCGGGTTCACCAAAATGCAGTTTAGTGTAAGTAATTGCACACTGTTTAACCAGTGTATCGGCTTCAGCCGGGATAACAACACCGGCAACGCCCATATCCTTTAGACCGGCATCAAGCAAATCTAAAATCTGTTCATCATATGCCGTTGTATTAATCCGAAGGGCAAGCCTTGCAGATGATAATATATCGCTAGCTGTCATTACTTACACCCCCTCTATAGCAGAAATAATATCCGCTTTTTTCATCGAACCAGAAACCCCGGTCACCCCGTTTTCATCGGCATAGTTTAAAAGCTGTGCCTTTGTCATTGAACCAAGGTTAACCGGGGCAGCGTTGCTCTGGTCGGCTGTTATTCCCCCAGGATGCGCGCAAGCATCTTCGGGCCTGTTACTTCAATAGCAGCATACAGACGGCCTACAATCTTGACCATATCATGCTCTGCAAGGGAAATGTCATCGAATTTGAATGTTACAGAATCACCTTCCGGAAGGTTGGCCTGTACACCGCCAAGATCACCGACAATAGCACCTGTTACACCGTCTTTCTGAATTACAGTAAGACCGGCAAACGGATCATAGGCAAAGCTACCGGCAAGGACCGCTTTTCTGACTGTTGCAATAGTCGCACCGGATGCAACAATAACGTTGTTTCTCGCACCATCGCCAAGGGCTGCAAGTGCGTCAATGATTGTTGCAGCGGATACAGCACCGGAAATACGGGCAACGCCTACAGAATCGCCATCAGATGCAGCCGGGGCAGCAACGATCTTTGCAATAACAATATCAGCTGCCTTCTGAATGATCTTGTAGGTAAGTTCATCGTAAATGTATGCAAGAAAATCTGTTGCACCAAGGGCAAGGACCTCGTCGGAAACGGTAATCCATTTCTTAATCATTGCCGGTACCATCTCAACAATACCAAGGGTCAGGACCTCTTCAGCCGGGCCGGTAAGGTCACCTTCAGTATGAACAGCAGCGTCTGTTGCGGAAAGTTCAAAACCAACTCTAAGGTTGCCCCTTACATAGGTCTTTGCAACACGGGAAAAGATTTCATCGTTCTCCCATGCGGTGTGGATTCTGCCTTCAACGAAATCGGGAACCGGAACGGTACCGCTTACGTTCTCGGTAAGAAGGCCACGGCACTCGGTGTCTTTGCCGGTCTTGATGTATTTAGCAAATGCTTCAATATACTCTTTGGAATTTCTTACTTCTGCATTAGTCATGCTTGTTCTCTCCTCTGTTTTGATCGGTGTGCCGGCACCATTGGCAACAGCTTTTCTAAGATCTGCTTTCTTGGCTTCGGCTGCTTTTCTGGCTTCAAGTTCTTCATTGATGCTTCTAACTTCTGCTTCAAGTGCATCCAGATCGGCACCATCTGCATCAAGTTCGGCAGCAATCGCAGAACGTCTTTCAATTAATTCATCAATAGACATTGTTTTAATATCCATGTTTTACACCTCTGTCAAAATTCTGATTTTCTGTTTTCTACGTTCAAGTTCAGCCTTTGCAGATTTAACACTATCCAGTGATGCTTTTGCGCTCTCCAGTGCTTCAGCAAGTCCGCGTGTCTGAATTGATGTAGCTTCATATGCCGGGAACGTGACAGCTGATACCTCAAGTACACGGCTGATTGATCTGATATGCCGTGTCGGGTGGTCACTGTCGATATCTTCCCAACTATCTTCATCAACTATGAACATAAATGACATACCGGAAATGTCACCCCGTCCAACAGCTGAATAAAGGTTTCTTGAATCTGTGTTGTTCTCTGTATCAAGGTCAACACGGATTGACATACCGATGTTTTCTCTTACTTCCATCTGCATCGTAGAATTAGCATTGTTGTTTCTGCTTCGCGCTAATGGGATCATATCGGTATTATGATTAACTAAAAAACGCACATCCCGAAGATCTGTTTCGGCAAGTGCGTTATTGTCGATGATTTCATCGTACCATCCTAAGTCAGTACGTTCATTGTAAACAATCGGCTGACCTGTGAGGAAATGCCCGTGTTCTTCATTTTCTTCGGCTCTGACTTCAAAATTAAACGCTCTGATTTCCTTCATCGTTTGTCACCCCCTCACTATTGATTTTTTCGCCTGTCATTAGATCATAAAATTCACCCCTAACGGGAACGGCTTTTCCTTTGCCATCTGGTAACGGTGGCATATTCCAAACCTCTCGAATCTCATCAACCATCGCTAGGCCATGATCTGCCCATGTTGAAGTAACATTGACCTTATCAGCGTTTGAAAGGTACTGTAAACGGTTGGCTGTTGCCATTACAGCGTTACCCTGTGACTGTTCGCGGAAAGTGAACAACATCCGTGTCATGACTTCGGAAAACTGGATTGCAAAAGGCTCTATTGCACCTTCATAAAACGCTGACCATGAATCACCGAAGGCTTTATTCTGTAAAATGTCCTCATTGACCCCGAAATAGTTGAACACGTTATCTTTGATAACTTTCATCTGGTCGGCATCAATGACCCACGGTTTAACGTCAACTTGCTTAATGTCGTTGTAGGTGTTGGGGAATAGCAGAAGACCGCCACCTTTTGCATCCTTTGAAAAGTTTTCTTCGGTGAATCTCTGACGTTCCTTCTTTAGGTCTTCAGCTTTGGCAAAGTTCGTTAGCTTTGCCATAAACCTATAGGTTGCAGCCGATTTCACGCCTTCTTTGATGCCTTGGTCTTGAATGTTGATTAGTTCCATCGTAGGCTTTAGAGCTTCATTGGTTTCACCGAAAAAATCATGCCGATATTGATGCTTCGTTAAAATACCGCACCAGTTTAATTCAATCGCGCATTTTTCACCGTATGAAAATTCATATCTAAGATACGGAACACCGGCATACTGCACGATTTCACATCTTGACGGTAAGGGCGCGTAAATACCGCTGATTTCTCCGAAGTCAT